AAAATATCACAACAAATTGGAACGTTTTTAATTTCGCTACCAACTTTCAAGTATTGTTTGCTTATAAAATCAGTTTCAACTCCGTTTATTTCTCCGTTTAAAAAACACCTTCCGTGCTTCCAATAATTAGGTAATAAAGATTGAAAACTCATAGGGTAATTTAACACATTTTTGCTTAGTATTTTCGTAAGTTTAAAATTCCTAAAGCTGTATGCTATATCGTTTAAATCCGTAAATCCTAAAAAAACATTTCCGCTTGTTGGAAGCGTGTTTATTGTTAATATGGTTGTAATATGGGTCGTGTGCACGTTTGTAAATCTAAAATCATTAGATATTTCTGATCCTGAAAAATCACTAATATCATCAATTATTGCACACAAAACAGAAATATAAATATCACTATCAATTAAATCAAATTCAATACGAAATGAATCACCGATATTAATATCAGAATTTATTAAATTATTTAATGATAAAAAAAGATTGTCTGTATTATTTAAATCAAATTCACTTGGCGAAATATAAGTAAATGTACCTCCAGAATCTATTTCGCTAACTAATGTATTATTTACTCTATTCTCAACTAAATCCTCAGAATATGTATTGCTTAAATTATCATTACAAAAAAATACTATTCCGGTTTCCGGTGCTTTATCTGGGTAATTTTGAATATAACTAACATCTACTAAGAAAATATCTTCTGAATATTCCTTGTCATTATTTTGCAAACAATCATACGTTATTTCACTATCTGAAAAAGACTCACGTCCAAACTCTGAATATTTAAATGTTTCTTTTTTAAATATTAGACCTTCATCATAATTATAATTATTAGAATTTAATATAAATCTACCATCTTTTAAAGTTGTCAAATCTATATCTACTACTTTAGCAACTGTATAGCTTAAATTATTTTCAAAGAATTTTTTATGTTCTATATAGAATTTTTTATTTTCATAATCAACATAAGCATAGCAATTAAATCTATTTTCTGCAAAATTTAAAACATCTTGTAAGCAAAAATACTCATCCGTTGGCGAGGTTGTTACTGTAGATATATCCGTAATTGATGCAATAGTGCTGTGGTTAAATTCGTTTGCAAGCCCCGTTATTGGGTTAAGTGTTGCGCTAATAAAAGAGCTAACAAAAGTATATTCCGGCAATATGTTTCTAACTAAATTATAAACAGTTTCATAAAATCTAAATGTATAATTATAAGTTTCGGTACCTGCTATTATTGATGTTAATTGCCCTGCTCCGATAGTAGGTAAATTAAATTTCTTATCAATATCCCGTGCTAATAAATCATATCCATCATTGGGCTGTATATCTGTTGAGAGTATTTGATTATCTATATTCCATTTACCTAATAAATTTATATAGCCATTATAAAAAGTTGTATAACTACCGGAACAATATCTTTTTGCCCTAAATTCTACATACCTACTCGTTTTTAATGAATCTAAATAGGTATAGTCGTTAATCCATTCTTTATCTTTACTAAAATAATTCTTAAATATTATCTCACCATCAAAATTAAGTCTATAAATATTCGAGTCTTGCAAATCCCAAATAAACGAAAAATCACCGATAGGAAAAACCTCACGCTCCTCCTCGCCTATTACTACATAATATTTCTTCTTATCAAATTTAATTGGATACACGTGTTATTCTTTTAGTTCCGCCTTTTATTTCAACAAAGTTACCTTTTTTATCAAAGAATTTTGAATTATTACCATCTTTTTCAAATATTCTTTTCAGGTATTTGTTATTAATTTTCATTTCATTAAATATATTATCGTCTTTATATTCCTGTAAATTATTTAACATTAGCATTCCGGGACTGAACGTACCTAAATCTTTGCTTAATGCTACCATTAAAGCTGCATCACTTTTTTTATCATGTAATGCCTTGTGAAAATTTAAAGTTCTTTTAGTTGCTTTTGCCGTATGAACTGTTTCTCCTTTACTTAACATTGCCGGAATGTCATCGCTTGTTTCATTTCCTTTTCCGTCAATAGCAACCTCACCATCAGCTAACTTAACATTATTAATTTTTGCTACATTTGCCAAACCAGCTGCAATTATAACAGCCACAGCAGCGGTTCTTAATAAGGGACCACCAATAGTTTGAGCCATTACGGCATTTGCCGCTAAATATGTATTAATAACAGCCTGAGCAGTTGCAAGTACTTTAAAAGCAATCGTTTGTTCTCCAAATATACTTGCTGCTTGCCCTAACATATCCGCAGTCATAGCTAATTCAGCACGTTTACGCTCTTTTATTGCTAATATTTTCCAGTCTGTATATTTCTCATCAATTAATTTAAGTTGTTCATTCTTATATTCCTCGCTTGCTAAAGAATCCCTAATTGCCTGTTCTTCAATTTCCTGTTCTAATTGTAAAGCTACAAGTTGGCTACCAGCACCCCGAAACATAGCATCTTCTTTTAATTTTGCAATATTGTCAATGGCTTTAATGTTTGCATTTTCTATTTCTTTTTCTTTTTCGGAAACAGTTGCATTTGCTTCTACTTCTGCTTTTGCCGCAGCTTCTGCTTCTGCTTTCGCAGCCGCTGCAGCGGCTGCAGCTCTTTCTTTTTCGGCTTCTGTTTCTGCTTTTGCCATTTCCAACGCTTTTGTAGCGGCGGCGGCTCTTGCAGCGGCGGCTTCTGCTTCTGCTTTCGCAGCCGCTGCGGCAATTTTTGCTTGTGCTAAATCTTCAATATGTGCTTTTTTCTTCTCTTTTACAAATTTTTTCCAAATTTCAAGACCCTGATCTCCATAAACTTTTTCTAATTGAACACCTAATCCTATCATTGCTTTACGATATTCTTTTGTTCCAAAATTAGCTTCATTTACTTTATCCGTAAACATCATTATCCTTGAATCAGCATTTAAAATAGCTTCACTAAATTGAGTAATATCTTCTCCCTTAATTTCAGCCGCCCACAAACTTAACATATCTTTAAAATATTTTGAGTTATCGTTTGTTTTCTTCATCATATATAATAATCCACTAAAAGCAGATGTCATTCCTCTTACTGATTTAGTAATGATTCCCTCGCCATCTTCCACACTTAATACTAATGCTTCCCATCTTGATTTTGTTAGAGTAATATCTCCGGCTAAATTATCTAATTGTTCATCAGCCATTTTTTTAGCAGTTCCGCTGGCTTTATCTAAAGCATCACTCAGCTTTTCAACATCATTAGCATTTTCTTGTAAAACAATTGAAGCAGAAGCAGACCTCTTTCCGAATAATTCCATCGCTGTTTTATTCTTATTTGTTGAATTAGCGATTTTAGTCATTGCTTTGTCCCACGTAAGCCCCTTTTTTGATAATTCTAAATAAATATTACGCAATGCCGTTGCAGCTGTGGAAGCATCCATACCTGAATTTGATAATATTCCTAATTTAGCAGTAGTTTCTTCAAAGGAATCTCCTGCTATTTTCGCTGTTGTTCCTACAATTGGCAATGCTGTTGCTAATTTACTCATATCTAAAGCACTCTTAGAAGTAGAAGCTGCCAATACATCAGTAACTTGACCCATTTTAGTTGCATCCAATCCAAAAGAACGTAATGTAGCACCTGCAAGTGTTGCAGCATCGGCTAAACTTATTCCTGTTGCGGCGGCTAAATCCAATATACCTTTACTTGAATTTTTTATTTCAGTTTTATTAAAACCAAGTTTCGCAAGTTCTATTTGTAAAGATACTACTTGACTTGCACTAAAAGCGGTTGATGCTCCTAATTTTTTGGCATCTATTGTTAAATCTTTTATATCTTTTTTAGTTTCGCCTAAGATTGATGCTAATTTGGAATTCGCTTTTGAAAATTCCATAACCTTTTTAGTAACATTTTTTAAAACAGAAAATAAAGCGAATACTCCAACAAATGATTTTAATTGAGATGTAACTCCTTTAAAAGCATTTCCATATTTACCAACTTTTCGTTGATTTTGTCCTAAGCTACTATCTATTTTTTTTAATTTAGCATCTAACTTTACAACTTCATTTTTTGCTTTCGTAAATTGCTTAGATGTTGTTCCGAATTGTAATCCAACATCTTTGGCTTTGTTCCTTAAATCTGTTAATCTTTTGCTTTCCTGTTTATATAATGAGTTTAGATCGGCTGTTTTCTTTTTTAGTTTCTCTTTTTGTACTATTTCTTTTTTTAACGCAACTTCATTTTTCTTTTGTTGGGTTTCAATTTTTATTCTGTTATTTAATTCTACTTGTGCCGCTTGAGCTGCTTTTTTTCTTAAAGTTTCTTCATCCATTTTAACTTTAAGATAATTCCTTGACGTATCTGTTAATTGTTTTGTTGCGGTTTTGTAATCTTTTAATGATTTCGGAGATAAGGTTTGTATAGACTGTAAACTTTCTAACAAAGCATTTGAAATAACCTTAGTTTGCTCGATTTGCTTTATTAACCCAGTATCAAATAAATCGGTATATTTTATTTTGCTCATTTCTTATCTATATAATTGATATATTTTTTTCTATATGCAAAATATTTCGCAGCACTTGTTTTATAAATATCAATACTCATTTTCATAAATATTTCTAATGTCGAAACTTCGTCCATGAAATTAAATTCAGTTCCCTGTCTTGTTAATCGCTCATATTCTTTTTTTAGACTCTCGGCTTTTTCTAAATATTTCATATTGTTTTCAGTAATATATTTACTGAAATTTAAAGCGATCTTATAAGCCATTTTCGGAATATGAATATTAATATCTTCTTTTTGTTCTAAAATAATTAAGAACTCATCAACTAATTTATCTTCAAATTTTACATTCTTTAAATCAAAGAAATCATTCTTATACATATATTGATAATTGCCTTTCGTACACTCGATAAAATTAGCAATTGGAATTTCGTTAATATCTCTATATACTTGTTTCATAAATAATCATATAACTTTTGTAATTTGGATCAACTTTTGAAATAAAATTATAACTACCATTCGGGCTAACATACACCCCACAAATTTCATTCGTTACTTTCGTATAATTGTTAGCTAATATTTTTATCTCACTTAATCCTTTCCTTACTTTTTTACACATCCTTTAATCTCAATCAATATTAATGGTTTTAAATAATCTTCAAATTCTGATAATTCAGAATCTGTTAATCCTAATATATTTGTAGTATCTAAATTTTCAGCTAATAAACTTATTGAACTCTTACTCCCTGTTAATTCTGCATATATATTTTTTACAACTAAGGCAAATGATTTATAAAAACTCCCTGTTTCGTATAGCGTAACGTGTTTTGTTGTCGCTGCAATTCCTGAATTTTCACTCTTTTTTATAATAGTATAATTTGCATAACTATTTGGAGTTCGTGCATGATAAGTTATTATCTTTGTTCCCTTCGTATCCTCACCCCTTTGTGATAATCTATTTTTTTCTTTAATAATTAAATAATCATGAACTTTTTTAGTATTAAATAGCTTTTCGCAAATAGTATTAATATTTATCTTATTGAGATTTGCTACTAATTTAATAAGCTTTTCCATGATAAAAAGTATTAAAAAAAAGGGCTTTATTTCGCCCTCTTTTTAATTGTTTCGTCTTTAACAATCTTTTTATGAGTGTTTTTTTCGACAACTTTCTTTATCCTTACTTTTTTACCTGTCAACTTTTCAAAATCCTCAATCGTACCGGATGTATTTAATCTTAAAAAGTCCTTAAAAGTAAGTTTACTTGTCTCATAACTATTACCGTTTATCTTAACATACATATTATTCGGGAGTTACAGCAATTGAGCCGGTACTTTCATAACCCTTTAATGTCATAGTTGGTTGCTGCTTCAAATTCAGCGTATGAGCTGCAGTTGTAAATGTTCCAGCTAAAGAATAACGCCCTAATACTGTAGTACTTTCTGTTGCTGCCGCAGTTACTGCTCCTCCGGTTGAATCTAATGTTAACTCAATATCAGCGGTTACTAATCCGCTTACTCCAACGTTATCGCAATTTCCCTTAATATCAACTACTATCGCAGAAGTGCCAGCACTTACTAATTCAAGATAAGCGTCTTTAATCCCTACCAATTCTTTAATATCGAATGCTGTTGGTTTTCCAAATATTAGATTTTTATCAAACTCGTTGGCATCTACATAATCAATATAATATGTAGTTTTCCATCCTGTAGCATCATCCGCCGGTTTTTGCATATGCTTAGCAAAGAACTTAACTTTAAATCCTTTTGCTTTTGTTCCATCTTCTGAATACCCTAACCAATAACCATTCTTAGTTATTGCAAACGCTCGAAATACTTGATTATCATAACTTTTCAACGCCTTGGTAACACAAGGTGCTAAATTAAAGAAAGTCATTGTATTTCGCTTATTACCGTCTCGCGATTTTGATCGAACTCCGTAAAGTCCTTCCTCCATTACTGGATCGTCATCGGTTGGTGTAATCGCTTGTAAATAACCATCATAAATAATTGGAAAACCTCGGCTTCCCTGAGCTAAATTTATTAAGCTCGTCCATGTTGCCTCTAGATTTGCCGTTGCAATATCTGCAATTTCAAAATCTACGGGTGTCAATACATATCCTATTACAGCCCCAACATCAAATGCACAATCTGCACCGGCTGAATTTAGGAAATTCGTTGAACAATTTAGTCTACTCATTTTAACATGTTTTTAAATATTGTTTTTTAATTTTTATTATTGTTTTAAATTCTTTAGCATCTGTAATTTCATTCAAAATATTGGCGTGTTCTTCTGATCCATAAATAAACCGATTATGTGCGTCGATATTAGTAGGCTCGTCCATTGGAAATATAAGAGAACTATTACTAAACATTTTCTCACAAAATAACTTGAACAAAGGCTCTATTTTTGTCTTGAAATTATCATCCAACCTTTCAGCCGTTGTTTTTTCCTTATTGGTGTTAGTTACAATTGCCATTGTTATTTCGGCTGTTTTGTAAATGCTACTAATATTATCGTTTAAATAATTTTCAGGAATATCTTCTGCCATCAACCAAATAGAATCAAATTTTTCAAGATGTTTGTTAAGCACAGTTTTTCGCTGAATATATTCTGAATATTCTACTAAAGAGCCTGGGTAATAATTAATATACATAGCCCATTCTACCTCTGCACTTATATTAGTTGTTGTTGTTATCTTGAATGATTTGTTTTCTGATAAATCCGAAACCCTATAATAATCATCCCCAATTTTTACTTTAAAATAATCCTTTAAATTCCCTGTATCTGAACATAAAATAGTATAAACATTATCAACGCTTGAAATCGAATCTATAGTTCCGCTTGAAATCATAGATGCGACAATTGATTTAATTATATCTTGTGTAAATACTGATATTGGTATCATATATTAAAAGAATTAATTTCACCTTTTGGTGTATATATCCATTTAGGATAATACTCACTTTCATCGGAATTCATTTGATGCATATAATTTAACAAACTACCTGTTAGTTTATTTGATGTTATAATATTACCACCAACTGTATTGCCAAAATAAGGCAATCCATTTACGTAATTATTTTTATTTAAATCAAACAATTCCTTTGAGAAATTACTTATCCTTTTTTCTACTTCACCATATAAATCAACACCTTTGTTATATATTTCAATAACTGCATGGCTATCAATAACATTTGAATTTTGATTATTTTCGTCTATCCATCCTGTTTTCGATAATCTTGCATTTGATTTAAATTTCTCATAGAAATAAAAATATGCTAAAAAACTTATCTTATTAGTACTATTAATTATGCCGGAATATTTTATGTTAAAATCTCCGTCATAATCAATAGTATAAACTTTACCATTTAATAAATCTTTATATTTTTGAGTTACTGGAGAGCTACCAGTAAAATCGTCCTCAAACAGCTGATATAAATGTTCTCCTAAAGCATCTTTTAAAGTTCTAATTTGAAAAGCTGGATAGTCTACGAAAAAAGCAGTTATTTCATCCGCTGAACTAAAAGGTAATGCCATTCTACCAAAAAAATATGTTTTATCTATTAAATTTACCATCTTAATATACCCAAAATCTTATTTTTAATTCATCCAATTTAACACCGCTACCTAAAAATGAGCCAGCAGTAGGGTAAATGTACCTAACTATAATACGCTTATAATCATAACTGACAGGAGTAACCGTTTGCGCACCTGTTGTATATGTCGCATGTGTATCTGTTGAGTCGGAAGTTAAGACATAACTTGCTACTGTTTCTGTGTAAACAGCATCATCATACTCGTATTGATCGCTTGTTGATATTGCTGTTGAATTACTTGAAGCTAATAGAGTCGTATATCCGGCACCGTCGAAACCTTCTCCTAAAATAGAAATTGCAACAACAGTATCCGCAACTGCAATAGTATCAAACTTACTGGAAATATGAATTGATCTAATTGATTCCTCAAAAGCCGTAACAAAGATTATGTCAATTGTATCCTGATTTGTTGTAAGCGTATCAGCATCAACTCCGCTGTATGTGTATTGAAAGTATCTACCTTTCATATTCTTTTCGACTTCCCTTGCATCTTGTGCAAATAGCGAAAAGCTAAAAATCATTACTATTAATCCTAATAATATTTTTTTCATTTTGTACTCCTTTTTTTAATTTGTTTATCTTCTTTTGTTTTTATAACAGTTTTATCCTCCTTTGAAACTATTTCTTTTGCTCTATATTTTGAATTTCGAGGTATTATTTCTCTCCATCCTTTATTTTTAATTAAAACATTTGCAATAACATCCGGTAATATCTTAACTGCTTTCCCTCGCTTAATCTTTTTCATTATGCAGGAGTGTTTGTGATAGTTGCAATAGCAGCGGCAATTCCGTTTGACCAAATAAAAGCAGCCTTATCCCGAACGGCATAAGCAATTCTTATACTTATTCTTGCAGTTCGTTCTCCGTCTCTGAAATTATCACCAGATAAACCAATTTGAAATTCCATATTTTTGCGTACTCCTAATTGATTTTTAACATTCATACCCACAACGCATTGGTCAGCAGGCATGTCCGTTGTTGCTTTAATAATGCAACCAGCAATATTCACAGGATTACCCATTGTATCAAACCTTACTCTCCTATCAGAGATAGAATTGTCAAGTTGATCTTTTAAAGCCGAAAGGTCGTCAATATCAGAAGGATTCATCCATACCGTATCGGGCTTATATTTATTAGTTAAGCAAGATAATTTCATCTTACCAACTAAATCAATAACATTAGCTCCGACCACTTTATCTTCATAAGTTGCAGGAACAAAAGCAGTACTTTTTCCAGTTGATCCGGTTGTTCTCATTCCTTTTATCGCTGTCGAATCATCACCAGTGGTTCCTAATACATAACCATCAATTTTATCCTGAATTTTGTCAGGCATAACAGTTGCTAATTCGTCTAGTGCTTGTTCAAAATCATCCAAGGTTTCTTCCCCTAATGTAGCATAAGCATCAATTTTTTGAGCCTTAAATTCGATAGTTTTGAATAATATAGAAGATTGTCCCGGAGTTCCGCCCTCTGTAGTTGTTCCTGAACCATCAACATAAGTCCACGCAACTAATAATGATAATGATGGTTTATTTATAAATCTCAAAGGCATATAATCAGTAACGTGTTGATAGATCCCTAAAGGAATACTAACTGTTTGAGGATCTGATTCAGTTAATCGAACTAAATTTACATAATTACCAGCAATGTTTGTATTAAACATATCAACCGCTGTTTTGAATTCAAACACAGGCGTATATTCATGCCCTTTTGTTGTAAAATAATCCTTCATTGACATTCTTTTACCTAAATCATCATTTTTTTCTGTTAAAATATCCTTAACAGAATCATTAGCATTCACAGAAGCCTCTAATGCTTTTCGGAAAGTCATTGGACTATCTTTTGTTTCTCCGCCTCCTTTTAATGATGTGATTGATAATCCTTGTTTTTCGATAATTTCTTTTTGCTCATCAGAAGTTTTTTCCATTGCTTCTAATTTTGTTGTCATTTCATCCAAAGATTTTGCTAATTCGTCTGTGCCCGAATTATCTAAACCTTTGATTTTGTCGTTAAGCTTTTTTTCTATAAGCTCAACATCTTTTGATTTAGCATTGTCTTTTTGAGAATCCGTAACAAGCTCTTTTACAAGTATCATTATCTCGTCTTGCAATGCTTTTTTTGCAATTTCCTGTTCTTTTGTCATTTCTTTATATTTAATTTAGTTTAAAAATATAGTGAATAATCAATCTGAGTGTTATTTTTTACCGGCTCGATTAGAGTGGATTTATTAAACGGCTCAAATTCATTTATCATTTGTTTTATTTGTAATATTTGGAGTTCAAATGTTTTCATTGAATCATCTGAAACAGTTCCTGTTCTTAATTGTTTTTGTAGTAAATCAATCCTTTCAAATAATTTAATTCTTACAATATTAATATCAGTCGATTTTGATCCCAAATAAGGAGTTAAAGAGTTCGATCCAAATGGTACGGTCGATCCCTCGAACCAATCTATTTCCTTTACAGCCCATAAATAACCAACTTTTTCAGCATCCTCGGGATTAATTAATAAATCCAACATCCTTGACCAATCATCGCTACCATCTTCCATATATTCAAGTTGTTTATAATTGAATCCGATTGAGTGGTTGTCGTAAACTTCCTCCTGATATTTAATTAAAGTATCGTTCCCATCCATTGTATTTAGCATTTTTGCCTCAAAATAAATACCCGTAATATTATCAATAGTTTTTTCTTCTGCTACTAATATTTTTGCTGGCAATCTTGTTAAGTCATGAAATAAAGCATGTTTAATTTTAGGGCTCGTGTTCGATTTCGGCCCACGTTCTAAGATTGATTTCTTTGCAGCCCCGGGTAATAGAACATCATAATCCTTATCAAAATAATAAGCAGTATTATAGAATCCTGTTACAATTCTTTTCGTCATATCAACATCTTTAACAGTCAATTCAGGATTTTCAGATTTAACTTGGTAGAAAGTATTTAATTTCTTTTGCTTTTGTAATTCTATTTCGTGCTTTTCCATTTTAAAAAAGTATTAATTTCGCTTGTTCTTCGGATATTTCAAATAAATATTTAACTAATTTTATCGCAGCTTCTTTTGATGTATTTTTGTCAACTACTGATTTTTGTATATTCAGAATTATTTGAGAGTTCTTAAAGTTTTTTTCAGATTTTATCTTTTCATCTTCCTGCAATATTGCTAAATGAGAAAAATCTAATTTCAAACGTCCTTTTCCGATATTCAAAAATAGATTCAATGAATTTGCCAAATCGTTTGCAATAGGTATTATGTTGTTTACGAAAAAGCTTTTTTCAGCAACATCTTTATTTAAATATGTTGTGCCTTTTGTGTTTGAAAATACCTCTTTTGGAGTTGAAAAAGCATCACAGATTTTATAAAAACATTGCTCAGTTTCTTCTAATAATTGCAGTTTCTTATTATCAAATGAATTACCCTCCCATCTTAAGTCTTTATTAGTAACCATAACAGATGAGCGACCGCCTGTTAACCCAAATTTATTGTTAAAATCTTTTTCAATGGTATCTTTTTCGTCAGTTGTTAATGAATAAGTTCTGCCTGTCCCATCTTTAGAAGCATTTACCCAAGCTCCAATAGCACCCCTACTATTCATTAATACGTTTCTGCTTTCATAAGCCGCAACAATATTTGACAATGCTTTACTTAATCCAAATATCTTACTTTGTCCTAAAACATATTGACCGTTTATATATTTTATTCCTATTTCGTTTTTTAATAATATATCCGCTGTCTCAAAAGGAATATTATCATTTCCGAAGGTGTAGTTTTTTACTATATCTTCTATTTTTGTTTGTTGAAATAGCTTTCCTGTATAGTTTATTTTCATTTGTTGGCTAGGGAGTAGCCATAATGCCTTAATATTTTCGGTAAGTGGCTTAAATCCATCCGGATAAAGTCTGTATATAAAAGCATTTCCAAACACAGAGCGAAATACATAATAGTTTTTTAAAAACTCATTACCATTTTGAACTGCGTTTGGATAATTTACAATCTTTAGAATTTCATTATCAGGTTCTTCTTCACCATCTTCGTTTAAGTATTTCCATACACCACTTGAGAGCGAATTAGCACCGTAATTTATTATAGCATTTAATTCAGGTATATTTTCGTAGGCGTTTAATAGGGCTGCACTTTTGCCCATATTTAACCACGTTGGATTTATTTTTTCGTATTTATAAAAATTATCCTCTTTAGCTTTGGTAGCAAAAAGGTTGCCTACATACTTTCGTATCTGCATAGAAATAGTTTTTACAAAATTAACTAAAACTATTTTTTTATATGTACTAAAATTACAGTACATTTGCATAATGATAGAATTCGATACTATACCTTTTGAATTTATTTCAAATTCATTAACAGATTACCAGAAAAAAAGCATCATAATTAAATATGAAATTGTAAATACTGTTAAGTCAAAAAAAGGAAAGGAAAGTAAAAATAAAGTGTTTTATGATTTATCGGTAAAGTTAAAT